CAATTTTAGACTAGTGACTATAAAACTGAGCAAAATTCATCAGCATGGTTACCTCTTTCCTTACCCCTCTGTCTGTCGGGTCTTACTCCAGGACTTACATACCCCATTTTCTATCATATCTAAGGAATCGAAGGCATCCTAGGTGTGTAGAGCAAAAAAAAAATAAACGACTGGGAGCTAGTTAACCCTATGATCGTTTCCAGCCTTATTGACGTTGCTGGCATCGAATTAACTATCCTTTCGACTCCCTATCTCCACCAGTACCGTAACCTAAACATAACCGACTATGAAAGGTCTCCTGTCGTACATAGCTCACCTTTATCGCTCTAGGGTATCTCAGCGTCTCGTGACTAATTAAGCATATCTAACAATAAGATATGAGACTCATAAAACTGAGCAAAACTAAGCCTATACAGTACCATGTATTTCAATGGATTACTGCACCTCTTTCATATTTAAGGATTCTAGGTCACCAGAATTACATTTACATTATAAGAGAACCTAAAGTAACTTACAAGTTCTTCTAAGTAATTAATACCATATCGTAATTGAACAAATTCTGGGATACTTAAATTTTTATTGTTTAATACTATAGTCTTTAGTTTTTTAGTTGCCAGTAAGTTTTCTATCTTATCATATACAGAAATAACCCTACTATTTTTCTGTAAGAAATTATCTATAATTAATTGATCGTAGTTAAAATCTACTGGTATAGCTCCAGAGTTTCTGCAGAAATTTACTAAGAACTGAAAATCATCTGAAAACTTCTGGTACTTATTTCTCCCGTATTCATAAAATCTCAATGTATCTAGTCCATAACCTCTCTTAATATAATCATCTCTAGCCTTGTCATATTCTTCATTATGATATTGACTATCTATTTCTACTAGAAAATTGTAGTTATATATGAGATAATCAGCTAAGAAATAGTTTCTGGGTCGTAAGTTAGGTGGGACGTTGTGTATATTGCACATAGATTCCCAAAGAGTCTGGTCTCTTATTATGATAGGAAATTCTCTAATATAACCTATACTTTATGCTTCGTATCTAGAAAATTCTGAAAATATGGAGACCACGCACTCCCTTGAACTATATTATCTTCTCTACTTTGCTCTAAGTCGTGGGGATTCCCCTTAATAGTCATTATACCTTTAGGAATCAAAAATTTTCCCAACATAAACGAGTAGTTTTTATTTACTCTAAGATACTTTATTAACTTATCATTTCTCATACCTATAAGGGATCTAGGGCAAGCAAAAAAAAATAAAACGACAGGAAGCTAGTAATGTCTCCGTTTCACCCCAGTCTTATTGTCATTGCTGGCGACTACACTACTATCCTTTCGACTTCCTATCTCTACCAGTACCGTAATCCCAAAAGAAATCCAGTGCACTCTAGATTCTCCGGGCCTCCTGTCGTACACAGCTAACCTATATCGCTGCAAGGGTATTCTAGTGTTAGTTAATAAGCGGTCTCTCAAAACTAGACTAAACCAAGACCAACATAGCAGGTAAAAGCCCTCTATCATCTTTCCAGATAGATTGTCACTTAAATTACTATGCACCTTCATTATTAAGGAATTGACTGCCTTTGAAGAAGAAAAAAATAAAACGGCTGGGAGTTAATCATTTATGAATGATTTCCTTTCGACTCCCTACCTCTACCAGTACCGTACTATACATGTGTGTCAAAGCACTCTCGAAATATAGCTCCTGCGTACATGGCTCACCTATACCGCCCTAGGGTATCTCAATTTTAGACTAGTGACTATAAAATTAAGCAAAATTCATCAATCCGGATTACCTCTTTCCTCTGCCGGCGATTATTGGCAGAACATCTACTCCAGGGCTTACGGATTCCAAACTCATAAAAACATTACTGTTCTTATCTTCACTATTAAGGATTTGACGGCTTCTGAATTACACTGCCATACATTAGCCAGCGAAACCAACAAATACTCCATAGGTTCCCATTATTATATCTTGAATCCTACTAAGCTCTTCTCTATTTTTCACCAGTCTATCACTCTTCCTAATAGTAAAGGTGTTATTTCTTATCATTCCACTTAATATTGTACTTTCTATAAGATTAAGTGCTGGAATAATATCTTCATTTTTATCATAAAATCTACGTAATATACAACCACTATAATCAACATTAAATTTGCAACCTGATCTCTTCATTTCATTTAGTTCGAAATCAAAGTCGTAAATTAATTGTCTAGTGGTATTCTCTTCCTTACCAAACTCAAAAAGTCTTAAGGTTGGTACTTGATATAAGAATAGTATATAATTATCTCTTGCTAGGTCGTAGTTAGTTTTATGAATTTGACTGTCTATTTCTACTATAAAGTTCTGTTCAGGGAATATGAAATCAACTATGAAATAATTTCTATCCCTACAATCTTCATCTAATTCATACTCATCACACAGCTTCTCCCAGTATTTCCGATGTTCTATTAAGAATGGAAACTCTCTAAGAGGGGCTAAGTCTGGGTAGCAATCTCTCAACATCTCCCTAAAATAAGGTGACCAACTACTCCCTTGACGTAGATTCTTATATCTATTAACAAGAAGGTTTATTTCATTACCATTTACTGTATTCATAAACTTTGGGACTATATAATTTCCAACTCTGAAGGCATAGTCCCAATTACCTTCTAAATATTTAAGTAACCTGTTCTTATTCATACATGTAAGGGATCTAGAGGGCAAAAAAAAATAAACGACAGGAAGTTAACCATTCAAAAATGATTTCCTTTCGACTTCCTATCTCTACCAGTACCGTACTGCACATGTGTCACGGACCCAAGAATGCAGCTCCTGCGTACATAGCTCACCTTTACCGCTACAAGGGTATCTTAATTTTAGACTAGTGATTATAAAATTAAGCAAAATTCATCAATCCGGATACCTCTTTCCTCTGTCAGCGACTATTGACAAAACATCTACTCCAGGGCTTACGGATTCCAAACTTATAAAAACATTACTTGTTCTTATCTTCACTATTAAGGAATTGAAGGCTTCTGAATTACACTGCTATATAATCAACAAGTACTCCATAAGCCCCCATTATTATATCTTGAATTTTAATTAGTTCCAACCTATTCTTCACCAACCTATCGCTCTTCCTAATAGTAAAGGTGTTATTTCTTATCCTTCCACCTAATATTGCACTTTCGATCAGATCAAGTACTGGTATGATCTCTTTATTTCTCCTATAGAACCTTTTTATTAAGTACACAGAAAAATCAGGTCTAAACTTACAACCAGATTTCCTCATGTTCAATAGCTCTATGTGAAATTCATCTGTTAGGTATAGGTCTGAGTTATCATCTTTGCCAAACTCAAATAGTCTAAGTGTTGGTATTTGATAAGAAAATAGTATGTAATTATCCCTTGCCTTATCATAATCCGTCTTATGAAGATCACTATCTATCTCCACAATAAAATTATAGTCTGGAAATAAATAGTCAACAATAAAATAATATCTCCTTCGCTCCTCATCAGTTAAATTAAATTCATCACATAAACTTTCCCAGTATTTCCTGTCATCTATCACAAAGGGAAATTCTCGAACAAACCTCAAATCTGGGTACGTGTTCTGTAACATGCTTCTGAATTTAGGAGACCAAGCACTTCCTTGTCTTAGTGCATTATTTCTATTATCCTGGATATCTATCGGATACCCATTGATATTTTCTATAAACTTCGGGACTATATAATCCTCTATTCTGAAGGTATAGTCCCTACTACCTTCTAAATATTTAAGTAATGCGTTTTTATTCATACTTATAAGGGATTTAGGGGAGAAATAAAAAGAGAGAATACCTTACTCGATATTCTCTTTCTTACTGTTTGACCACTTAACGGGTTCAAAATCATCATCACTTAGTTTATAGTACACGTCTGGCATAATACAGTCTCCATCTACACGCCAAGATACTACCTCCACTGGCACTAAATTTCCTTGTTCATCCTCTTTAGTCTTAGTGAGTGTAATCCAACTGCCAAGACCTGCACTAACAATTGAATCACTGCCTGCATATATAGTACAATTCTTACCAGTGCTTTTTATGATAGACCCCTCACCAACTGCACTAATGAAAGTTCTATCACCGCAACTATAAATCTCAGTCTCGTCTCCTGTTGTACTTATTCTGTTACTAGCCCCAAGTGTTATAATGTTTGCAAAATCGTCTGAGCTACTTATTGTTATATCTTCACCATCAGCGCATATAGTACTACGATAACCACTAACAGAAATACAATGACCACTTCCCCAAGCAACTACAATACTACGAGTACCTGTAGCGCTTATTGTATTACGCTCACCACCAACAAATATATTAGATTCATCTCCTGTTGAACTAACTTTTGTTTCAACCCCGCTTACTCTTACCCTTGCACAATAACTATTTGTCGATATTAAGGAACCATCATAGCCAGAGCACAAGTCTTTACTGAGACTACTATTAGAGCTTAGTCTTATAAATTCATACCTTACATCATTATATTCAACTCTAACAGGCATCTTACTGTCCACTTTAAGTTGCCCAATACTAGCAGTGGCCGCATATGTTAAGTCTACCTCTTCGACTACCCTAAGTTTTGTTGCTTCATACTTAGTTCCGCTATTTTCTTTACTTACTTTTCCAGACAGACTACACTTTACTAGCGTCGATCTTAACATTGGGTGAAAGCTAAAAAGTCGAACCGGAAAAGTCTCACCCTCAAACATATCACTTGGGTCTGTAGTATATGACTCACCAATTTCAAATTTCTTACCACACCTATCAATTCCAAACTCATCTAATGTCTTAAATGCAATTATTTCTTTTTGATTCTTCTTTGACATGTTCTTTCTATTTTCACACAAGTAAGGTATTAAGAGGAAATAAAAATAAAGGCCAGGAATTTAGTTTCCCAGCCTATGTACTCTAACTATTTATTCTATCCTTACCACTCTTGCTTGTGATAATACATGTAGATCTTTTATACATGTCTTCTACTTTCTTAACCCCTACATAAGACATTGCACTTCTAAGGTATGAATCAAGGTTATCAATCCACCCTGACAAGTCATCGGTAACGGTTAGAATCTTACTAGTACCTTCAGATGTTTTTGTCTTAGTACCATTCATAGCTACCTGACCTTCTGCACTAGCCATACCATAAAATACTTTCTTCACGGTCAGTCCATCCTCAAGCCACTTACTGATTACTTCAAAATCTTCTCTATTCTTTGGTACCACACTATCTTTGGCGCTATTATCCTGACTACTTATCGCGACGTATTCTCCACTGCTGCCTATGAGTGAGCTGAATAATCCACCTATCATAACATAATCAGCCCCTAGTGATAATGCCTTCACCACATCAGCATAAGATCTAATACCACCATCAGCAATTATCTTAGCAGTATGTTCTCCGTCGCACCTCATGTCATCTTTAAGTTGCGCCATCTTATCTAGTAGTGTAGCAGGGGGACAATGTATACCAGTCTGAGTTGAAGTGATACATCCAAGTCCACCACCAATACCAACTCTTACATAATCCGCGCCACACTTAGATAGAGGTATGATTGATTCAGGATTAGCTATATTTCCTACCATTACCTCAAGACTACTACCATAATGATTCTTGGCGCGTCTCACTAGGTCTTGTACTTTCTCCATGTGACCGTTAGCAACATCAATCAGTGCCCTAGCCGTTCCAATCACAGTACTGGAGCCCTCTGAAAAATGACTACTAAATTCATTCAGACTAAACGCAGCCCACTTACCAGATAATGCATGCTCTAATCTAGTGTCGAGCCTAATTGTTCTAGGTAAGATAGGATGAATACCAAGCTCCCTATAGTAATCTTCATTCTCAAGACCCACTACTGAATTCATTGGGGCTGTGAAGATAGGGTACATATTATCATCTTCTCTCCTTGCATTACACTCTGACCTACTACTTATAAAACTTGTCGTAGCCGGTAAGATAAATACATCATCATACGAATAATAAATTTCACTCTTGTCTAACATAAACTATCTTTTATTATTATCACACCATTAAGGAACCTAAGACTGACTACCATGCAAAATTACTACGTAGTCTCATTAGGTCTCGTATGAACATTAACTTATCAGAACCATAACTCTTACTTGTTAGGGCCTCTCTATCTACCATAATATCATAAACCTCTCTGCCAAATATAGTTCCATCAAAGAAACTAAAACTCTCTACCTCATCAGTTATTATATGGTCATTAAGTATCAATTGTATTTGTTTATGTGTTATGTACTTGCCTGCCGTTAGATTATCGGAAGGACTAATAACCCTAAAGTACAATCCCATAGGTTCTAGGTCTGTGAAATCTGATAACTTCTTAATATTCTCTGACGACTCACCTAGAAAGTTCACCGGTGACAAGGTCGTGCTGAAATATAAGTGCTTCAAATATTCCAGGAGATTTTTTGAACCCCAACAAGATAACCCAATGTAGGTATTAATATGTCCATTACAACAATCTCTAATAGCCAGTAACCGTGCTCTCTCCATTATGTAGTAGGTTTATAATGAATCTTAGTGCTGGTGATAGACTAGGTAGACTTCTCTTATCAATATCTGAAGGGTTCATGTCAACTATAACCTCTTCGAAAAAATAATTAACTTTCAAGGTATCTATCTTTCCCCTGCACCACACTCTTCCTATTACCTCTGCAGTCTCTAGGAATCTTCTTAACTGTTTCTTGGTAAATACCTTCATTCTATTTCCTCTCTCAGGTAGTATGTCGCCCAAGTAGAAATAATAAACAGTTGGTACTAAGTTTTTAAAGTGATCTATCGAGTATGTTGGTTCATTAGCTTTCCAACTAATACCTATAAGAGAGTTGTACAGATTATTAAAGTAATCCGTTAATTCTCTAGACCCTAATATTTTCACCTCTGCATAGATTCCAATTGAGCTTGTATGATTAGATCTTCTTATTAATATCTTCAGCACTTCTTATTAAGTCATGTAAAAATTTAATCCTCTTATTCCCCAGATCACACTTACCGAGAAACAAGTCTAGATCTACCACTGTACTTATCTCTTCTATCTTATAATCACTCCTCTCTGCGATTAGTCTTATAAATCTATCTCGGTCTAATATAAAATTTCCAAGCTTAGCCGTCTTCACTAATTCGTCTACCATCTTCTTAGTGGGAATCTTATGCTCCCCTACAAAAAAGTCTACGTCTGTGATAGAGAAATAGAATTCACGAGGGCTTAGATTTGAGAAACTACTATAGCTTCCGTCAAAATTTCTTGACCAAAACATATCATTATTGATCAAGGATGAAATCTCCTCATTCGCCATGACAGTTAATCTTAAGTAACTCATTATATCGGTTATATACCCAAAATACCATGTCACTACTAAGCTACATCTTATCAATTTTTCCATTTCCATAATATCTCCTCTAGTGCTGCGCAAAGGCCTTTTTCAAGTATACCCTTACTGTTGTCTATTAAGATTTCTAGGTCAACAGTAATATTATATAACCTTATTATATAGTCTTCACTTAGATCATTAAGATCTTCTTCCTCCATTATACTGGTACAGTATGGAGTTAGTGATATATTCCTTTCCAAGGATTTCAGATATTTTGAAGTAGGTGCCTTCTTACTTTTTACGTTACTCTCTGGGCTAACTCCGAGATATATGTACTGTTCTTTCTGGTCATTTCCCATCCTAGTACACATACCTAGATTTTCAAACATCCCACTATCAAATAGCATCCGTATTCTATCAGACCACAGTGCTTTTATCCTCATATAGTGCCCAACCGATTTAAATTGTGTAATTGGACCATAAGGGCACACTATTACTAATTTAGCCTTTACCTTCATGAAAAAGTCTCCTAACAAATTCATGGTACTGTCCACTACCTGCTTTTCTCAGTATCATTGATTGGTCTATATCTACCTCATAATCAAATACAGTCCACTTAGTATATTGAGAGTTTCTTAATATTGAACCTAACACCCTATCCATCTCGCCTTCAAGAATTATAGCATCTTTCTCAGAGTATGTAAGTCCTAAGTTCTCCAAGTACCTAACAACATCTCTCTTTGTTGGATACTTTTTTGTTGAACGAGGTGTAGGTGGGAAGTCTAACATAATAAATACATCCGCGCGAGACTTAACACCTTCGAAGTAGATAGAGTAGTTTAATGGGAGGCGACGAGGATTTTCAATAAACTTCATAATATCATCATTCATTGGTACTCGCGCAGAAAAGAATAGACTGTATGCTATTCCGTTTCTAAATATCAGATATACCTTTGTCCTCTTCTTTGCCATACCACCATTCAATTAATATAGACATCACTTCCTCCATCCAAATATATCTCTCACCTAGTAATGGAGGTTCAGCACTTATTATCTTATCGTATATCTCATACTTGTAATTACCAAACAGCTTCCCTGGTCTAGTAAAGTATGCAAAATCAGAATACATCCTTTCACTTACCATCCAATCCTGACTCCTCAAACGCTCTACTATCTTTCCTGCTTTAAAAATGTCAATCCTATCGTGGAAACGGGCAATTACATCATCTACATATACTTCTACACTTACCAGGTCACCTAGCTGATCTTTACTTAATAACTCCCTAACCCCAGCCATTACTTCATTACCTATTGCTTTATCAGTAGGTCCTCTATCCAGTTTATAAATAGTAGTCTTGTGTTTTGGAAGATTACTAACTTCAGAAAAATAAGTACTCAACACAACTCTAGGTACTTTGATTGGAACTACGTATGCTACATGATTATAACAGTCAACGCAGATTTTTATTTTATAGTTTTTCTTCATCCTGTATAAGTTTTGTAAATATCTCATCAATACCTGGGTCTATTCCTTTAATAACTAGATTGGTTCCTAGTATCATCTTAAAGGTCTTAGATCCGTTTATGTAATTTGTATTTTTGACTAGTATAGGTGCATACTTAAGACTAGTTAATGATCTTGAACACTCTATCAAGTCCCTAGCCATTTTTAGTGTTATTGTTTTATTATTAAAAGCCCTAACAGTCTTTATTAAGTATAACTTTTCTATTGAGCTATAACTATTACTACCTAGTTTTTCTAATATTAGACCCTTACTTTTATCTGAAATGGGGGAGCAACAATATCCATCATTATACTCCGTAAACCAATTATCTAGGATCCAGCAAGGTATATTAACTGGTATAAAAACATAATCTATATTACTTGCTAAACAATATACTCTCTTTATAACTATTTCTTTCTTCATTTCTACATATAAGGAATTATGAGGAAACAAAAAAAAGAATAGTACAAGTCTAATGTACTACTCTCTTACTGACTTCTGATACAAGCCAGCTATTAGGTATTCATGGTCTAGTCTATTATCTGTTTTTAGAATTTCTGTATCTTCTATTATAATCTCCCTTCGTTCACAGGTCGTACCTCCGAAACCAACACCTTCTATACTAACTAACCCGCCACCATAATCTAGGTCAAACCAAGATGAAGTAGTTGCAAGAGTAGGGGTCCACCGAGAGAGTGCATATCTTAGTAATTTATCAGTCATCCACTTAGCGTTTGTAGATCCTGGGATTGCTGAATAGCAATAATCGAATAGAGTCAACAATATATTAACTTCTACAAGCTCGTACTCTCTATACTTTTCTAGTAACTGTTCAATTTCTACCCTAGTTAGTTCACTGTTAAAGTAATAATCGCTCTTGAAAATATGCCTCTTGTAATCCTTAGGGTACTTGAGTTTAACTGGGAGAATAACTTGGTAATAGTCATACTCCCTAATTATCCCCACTTCTATCTTTCTTTTCATCTAATAGTAGATTATATTGGGTGATTACAAAGACTTCGTATGCCTGACTATATGAGTACAAGTTCTTACAAAATATTTCCCTTAGGTCATATTCTAGTGTTAAGTCCTCTATTGATACTCTGTACTGGTCATATCCACCTATCAATGATTTTATCAGGCTTTCATCACTCTGGTTACGATAAATAATATTTTGATAGAACTCTTCATACATCAGAATCTCTTTGGCATTCTTTCCAGTAATTAATTTAAATTCTCGTGGTTTTTGGTACTCTAAGATCTCAAAACCTCTGTCAAATATTATATAATAATCTTCTAATTGTCTTGATGGATCACCTATTAACTCCTCTGCTCTTATTTTAGCATTAGTGTAACTACTAAAACAATTCACCAACACCTTAGACCCATCATCCAACGTATCAGCTACATCTTTCGTAAGGCATAGTTGGATAGGGAATAGTAGTAATTCATATCCTCTATCCTTATCCCTTATTATCTTTAGGTTAATCTTCTCCATCTACTATGTATCTTAGAAACAGACCTGCGTTTTTGTTTAGATCCCAAGAACTCAAGTCTCCTAAGTTCAACTCTACATCATTAAATTTCATCTTTCCTTTCAACCTCTTACCTACTGACTTTATATACTCGCCAGACTCTATAAAACTAGGATTGAAAAACTCTAGACTATAGATGGGATCTTTCAGTGATTCATCTATTAAAGCCTCTAAGAATTTCTTGCTTGGGTATTTAAGACTTGGGTTTATAAGATCCAGTCTAACATATAAGTTTAAGTCAACATAGCCGTCAGAGAGTGAACTACTAGCACCAAACCTATTAACACAAAAACGTTCCCACTCCCCTTCAAAGAAATCCATATTACTATGACAAACCGTAACAGGTCTAAAGTCTTCGGCACATAGTTCTAGTTCCATCACAAAATTATCGGGGAGTCTAACTTTAATGGGGAAGATTGCATTAGACCTTACTATATCAATGTAAGTATATTCTAAAGACTCTGCTGTAAATAATACATCTAGTTTCATCTATAAGTAGTGTCTAATAGATTAATAACTTCTGGATTTCTCTTCCAGAATATAGATTTTACATCCAGCATTCCTATCTTACTTGTTTCTATTCTATCTACCTTAAGGCTTGTAAAGTTATAATAGTTAGCATAGTAAGGGCCATAGAATGCACCTACCGCAAAATTATTGGTTATAGACTCCTTACACATATCTACTACTTGCTTAGAAGTTAGATACTTACTTACATTACGATACTCACATAATACTAGGTACAGTTTCAATGGTTCAAACAACATAACAGCTTGGTCAACTCTAAAATAGTCTATGTAAAAAAGAGAGTTGTACAGAGTATTCATTAAGTACTCCTCTTGTTCTTTCTCACTGCCACTATTTCCAAGTACCTCCTCTATCATATTTGATGGATTAGCTTTATGAATCCTCAAGTACTTACTAAGTTGGTAGGTACTATCTGTAAATCTAGGGACATTCACTACTAGCTCCGCACATATCTTCAAACGATTACCTGGATCATATGCCGCTACTAATTTCATATACTGGTTTAATAAAGGTAAGGCTACCTAACATAGATAACCTTACTCTGATATTCCTAGAACTTAGTCTTAATCTCATCAATCAAGCCAAACTCACCATAGACACCTGGAAGACACTGACTAGCCATCAACCAGTTATCTCTCTCACAGTCAGCATTTACCTCCTCATAAGACTTTCCACTAGCCTCTGCAAGAATCATCTGAAGCTCCTTACGTAGTACACTAGTCTCCTCACTGAGAATTCTGATGTCTGTTTCTTGATGATGACCTGCACCTGTACCTGATAATGGCTGGTGGATCATAATTCTAGAATGCTTAAGTGCGTATCTATGACCTCTTGTACCACCACACATTAGAATACTTCCCATACTAGCTGCCAAGCCAATACAGTACACATTGATTACTACACCTTCTGCCTTAATCATTTCCATCAAGTCATAAAGTGCAAGGCCATAGTATACATCACCACCAGGAGTTGCAATATACATAGTAATTGGCTCCTTACTGACAGCTACCATATACAAGAGTTGACACATTGCTGTTACCACTGAGTCTCTATTAACATCAGCATCAAAGAACAATGTACGATTCTTGAGGAGTTCGGAAAATACATCAACCTGTACTGTTCTTATGTTCTCACTCTCCTTGATAATATAAGGAGATACATAATCTTTTGGCGTGTTTATGTTAATTCCACCACCTCTAATAGATGATGCCATAACTTGTAGTCTCTCATTACTGATACCACTACTTACTTTTCTACCTCTAAGTCTACTAAAAATACTTTTCATTTGTTCTTTTATTATTAAATACTAAAATTTTCTGATATCTTACAAATTTCCCAGATTAAACACCATAGTTTTTCTCTATACAAGAACTCTCTCGTCTCTGAAGGATGGGTTTTTAAGTCATCTAGGCCGAACTTACCTAAAAACCTCCCTGCATTTCTGATATTTACCTTCATATACTTGGATTGGTCTACATCACCTAAGTATAATCCTGATATATCCTTCAACTTATTTAACCACATATACGCTCTATCATAGTAACCCTCTAGCCTACGAAGTTTTAAGCTAAATAACATACGATCTGCCTTACTATATATGACGTAAACAAGAGAGTTGAATTCCCTTGTGATGCTATCATGAAACATTGCATCAAAAGTGTTATTTATCAAACACCTTCCTAGTTCTTCTTTTGTTATTTCATGTTCTACTATGTACTCTCTTAATTTATCTAAGAATACATTAACACTTACTAACTTTCCACTCATACGCCTAAGTACCACTTATTAAGCCCACGTTCAAATAATAGACGCAGTAGGTTCATAGCTTTACGACATCTCAAGTCTATCTCCGCCATATACGCATCTGATGTCCTCTCGTCAGGCTTAATAAACCTATCATAATTGTTATGGTTTATATACACTGCAGGGCCCCAACTAAATAATAGAATCTTCAAGACATTATTCAGTAGGGTAATTTCTTTAAGATCCTTATCTGGAACTGTTATTTCTCCATCCATAGCACTTTTTATAATGGATCTGGCTCTAAAACTAAGATACACTAAGAAAGAGTCGATTATTCTCTTATTAGTACTAAAGATATTAAATACTGTATCCCCTTCTGCAAGTTCATCTAATACCCTACTACTTATCATAAGGTCTTTTAATTTCTTACTAATCTGTTCAACTGATAATTTTCTTGTTCTTAATTTTCTCATATCTTACTTATTTTTTCAACTGTTAATTTTCTCATCTCTATATATAAGGAATTCACGTGCTGGAAGATCTAGAAACCTTATAAGTGAGTATGAAAATAAAAGTAGTAACAGAGAAAGAAGACATAGTTGATGATACTGTGTTAATTAGTAAAGAAGGAGTAATGTATAATGATGAACTACTACCATGCCAAGAAGTAATAGAGCTGGGTGGTATGAAAGTTTACGTCCTACACTCCGGCGGAATTGATCAGAGCAAGACAAGTTTTCCGATAAGGGTAGACTTGATAATATCTGACTTAATGCCGCTCTGTTTTGAACCGCCGATTATGAGGGACGTGGATGAAGACTATGATGCCTGGAATGAGAGACTGAGGCTGAGGAAATATATAACCACAGCATTTGAAAACATACAGGCTAAGTACTGGATAAGCGGAGGTAAGGTAAGTGATAATTACTCTAAGAATTATGGTAACCTATTTTATAAGAACCTAATAAATAATGAGGAGATTGAACTATGATCAGTAAGGATGTGAAAGAGTTTTTGATCATGCTATTGACTATAGGTTTCATATTAGTCGTTGTGTTTACGGTAGTGAACTTGACAAGGGTACCTAAGTCGGAGTTTCAACAAAAAGTGGACTCTGCATTAGACGCAATCAAGGACACTAAGAAAGATACAGTGATCACAATAAAGAGTGGAACAACTAAGATGGTAATTAGGGTTAAGAAATAATGGAAAATTTATTAACAGCTAGTGAATTAAAGGACGAGGTACTTAAGAGAGTAAAGAACTTAGAACCTCAGGTAGAAGACGAGTGTAGTAGGTTAATTGAATTACTACTAAATGCGCTAATAGCCGGTAAAAACTCACTAACTGAGGAATATAATAGCGAAGTGGGAATTATAAAGCTATCTCTTGTTAAAAATCGACTAACTGACTTAGGATATAAAGTTGAACTAAGAGAGGAAGAGAGACAAGAAAACTACTACGAACACAGCTACTATTATGTGCTGAACGTTAGAATATAAACTTTAATAATAATACTATGAGCGATGACACAGTGGCTAAAAAATTAGTTGGCCTGGAAAGTAAGATGAAAGAATTGCTAAGGAGGACAGAAAAACTAAACAAGAAAGCCAAGAAAACAGATGACATAATAGATTCACTTAGGAGAGAAAATAGACTCCTCAAGAAAGAATTAAGTGGTGTCAAACGAAAAATATTGCAAGAATTATAAAATCAGGTTGGGTCTAGGAGGAATACTTAGACCTGACCTTTATTCATTCGTATATGATAGTTAGACAATTTATGTACGTTGATACTGTAAAACTGGGAATCTATATTTTTCCAGAGGTTCCTATTAAGATATATGGTGCTGGTTACTTTCTAGATTACTTAAGCGATAAACAGTTTTATGACCTCTTGAATGATTTTAGGTGGGGAAGAAAAAAGGAAGTTGATAAGATCCTAGATTTCATAGGTTACGTTGATAAGCACCTAGTAAAAGTATGGCCGGGGTATTATATTCTCAACTCTGGAAAAATGCCCACTAAGAAATCATTAATTAGGAAGATGTGTATAGAGGATGACGGTAACCTGACTTTTAGACTAGAACAAAGACTCCCAGCAAGACATATTAGAATTAGCTATGGGAAAGATGAAGTATCAGATACAGAAATAGCTAAGTCATTCAAGCGCAACCTAGAAGACTATAAAATACCGCAGAAGAAATTAATTGATAGAATGTGGAAAGAGTCTTTAGTAGAGGGTGAACCGCTGAGGAATAGATTTTACTTGGGAAGATCTGGCGTTATTAATATGCTTGGGTTCTATGCGGCGGGTTATCATGGAATTAATATGTTGAACAATAAATATAAGTACTTATTATGATTAGTCATGTTACAGCTTATACAGGAACAGATGAAAATCCTGGTGATTATAGAGCTTTCAGGTTACGTGATTATAAACTATTGCCTGACAGTACTGGATATCTCTCTGAAATAATAGAGACGGTCTACTCAGCATACAGTGGAAAGAAGAGACTATACCTCCACAAACTTCCACGACTAGGATTTAGTATTAACCTACCAATTGACTTTTTTATAGAGTTTCGGTATGAAGTCACGTATAAAGATGGAACTGTAGTAGAGACCCTTACTTATCGAGAGGGCATAGAAGAAGATGAGGAAGTACTGTCTTATAATAAGGAGGACGGCCTGAAGCTACTAACAGAAAATCCTGATATAGTAATAGACTTTCTGACTGATGACCTGTATGACTTGGTTAATACAGATCTTGACCTAGTAATTCCAAGGATCATGCCTAAAGTATTTGATGGTATGGTGAATATAAAAAGGGTAGAGATTAGCAAGAAAGAGGAGGTTAGGAAAGGAATTCTAAGTAGGATCAGTGAAAAGTTCTTCAAGGTTGATACGGACAGTGTAGATAACCTATTACTAGTGAAGAAGGAAATATGTAGGGCTCTGTCTAATAGTAAGGACTGTTTCTTAATTGTCTCTGAGGTTCCTAAGGACTTTATTAGTACTGACGTTGACATAATAGGCCTACTAGATAACAGTGAGTGTAGCCTGATCCTAGACCGCCCTACTGAACAAGAAGATAATTTCGTACTACTAAGTTAGCCTAAAAGTCTTATTAGTAGAGAAATAAAATATATTATTAATTAAAATTATGAGAGAAACAGAATTATCAAGAGATTTGAAAGTTATTTTTGCAATGTGTTACAACTTTGCAGTAGAAAATAAGCTAAAGACAGTAACAGTCGACAACTTATTATATAATATTTTCAATTTCTACTTTGAATTTGGTGAAAAAGAGGATCTAGATAGGATGATTGATCAAGAATTCAAGAAGATCCCAGCCGCTAGTAAAATGGATCTCCTAGAAAAGCTGAAGAACCTAGCAGCCGAAAGATGTAAGGTTAGTCAAGAGGAAGAGTCATCATGGCTTCCTGAGAATATCGTAATGCATGAGGACTTACAGACTATCTTGGATGAATCAGTAGACCTAACAAAAGATCAAGGAAGAACTGATGGAATACTCCGAGTTGATGCAGTCCTGAGAAGTATGATGGATTGGATCAAGGAAGAAACGGCAGTAAAAGCAGTGGTTGATTTTGAAGTGCTAGATAAGGAAAAGGCAGATAAGCTTGTGGAACTTGTCAACATGGAACATCACTACATGAACAAAGACTCTATTAATGAGCTCTTTGATTCACTACAAGGTATGTTCAAGGAAAAGAGAATAGACTACGACGACAATCAATCTGGAGTAGTAGATTCATCAAGCAGCACTACAATGAACAGCCTGAATAAAGAGGATGATGAATTCGAAGCTTGGGGACAGAGTGAAGGTATTAATGTTAGTGATGTCAGCGAAGATAGCACTACCCCTACACTTGATTCCTTTAGCCGAGATATGACAAAGGAAGCTAAGGGGGATAACTACGATCCTGTTATTGGTAGAGAGGATATCGTAGATGCAATTATTGAAATCCTTAGCAAGCGTAGAAAACCAAACGTCAGCATCACAGGAAAAGCAGGTATCGGTAAGAGTGCAATTGTTGAAAGACTTGCACAGAGAATTGCAGCCGGTGATGTACCTGAGGCCTTGCAAGATAAAAGAATATGTAGCCTTAACCTCAATGACTTAGTAGCGGGTACGAAGTATAGAGGAGAGTACGAAGAGAGACTCAAGAATATCATCAAAGAAGTCTGCAATGATAAGTCAGTAATTATCTATATCGACGAACTCCATAACTTAGTAGGTAATGGAAGTAACTCGGGAAATGGTGATGCTGCTAATATTCTCAAACCATACCTTGCGCGCGGAGAATTTCAGTGCATTGGATCTACAACTGATGAAGAATATAGAAAGTTCATTGAAAAAGATGCAGCACTTAACAGAAGATTCACACAGGTATCAGTAAAAGAACCAAGCGCGCAAGAAACTGTTAAAATCTTGAAAGGTGTCTGCAAGAAATATGAAGAATTCCACCATGTTAAGATAGGAAAGGATGTCATTGATACTTGCGTCGAATGGTCTCAGAGGTATGTAAAAGATAAGAACCAACCAGATAAAGCAGTAGAAGTTATGGACATGGCTGGGGCAATCGTAAAACTGAAACAGACCGTCGATAGAACCAAACAGAAGGAACTAGAAGAAAAACTCACCTCTATTACCGACGCGAAAATCAAAGAGGCAATGAATACTAACTTTGATGAAGCTGAGAAAATACAGGCAGAGGAGTCTAGTGCTAAGGATGACCTAAGCAAGGAAGTAGAGAGAATCAACAAGGAACTGGGCGACAAAAAGAATTGGCCTACTATTACAGTCGAAGATGTAGCAGAGGCAGTTGGAAAAATCAGTAAGGTGCCAGTTGATGCAATTAGAAAGACAGATCGAGAGAAGCTGAAAGAAATGAAGAACACCCTGGAAACAAGAGTGATCGGACAACAAGAGGCAATCGATACAGTCACTAACGTCATCAATCAAAATGTATTGGGACTTAGAGCTGATCATAAACGCCCACTTGGTAGTTTCTTGATGGTAGGTCCCAGCGGTGTTGGTAAGTCACTCATCTGTAAAGAGCTAGCCACTACATTCTATGGTTCCGATGATAGCCTGATTAGAATTGATGGTAATACACTGAAAGATGATACCTCCGTTAATTCACTCATTGGCGTAGGTGCTGGATATGTAGGTTTTGATAGCGAACCTCAATTATTACAGGTCAAGAGAAAACCTAACAGCGTCCTACTAATCGATGAAGTAGAAAAAATGAGCCCTAAGATCTTTGATATCTTCTTGACAATCTTGGATGAAGGTAAGATCAAATTGGCTGACGCAACAACAGAGGTGGACTTCTCATCATGCGTTATCATCTTCACCGGTAATATCGGTACGAAAGAACTAGCTGGGGATGTTAATATCGGATTTAACACGCCAAACAAAGAAGAAAAGAAAAAGAGAAATGAAGCTATCGTACAAGCAGCCATTAAGAGAACGTTTAGGCCAGAATTCATAGGTCGACTTAGTAGTATTGTTATCTTTAATGAATTAGGTGATACAGAACTTAAGAAGATACTTGAACTGGAACTGGGAAAAATCAAAAAGCAGTTCACAAAAACTAAACTGTCTCTGAAGGTTAGCGCGAAATTTAAGGATCATATTGTAAAATCTTGTGATCCAAAGTATGGCGCTAGAGACTTGAGACGATTACTGGAAAAGAATCTCATCACACAAGTAAGCCAGTATATGATAGAAAACATAGACGCTACAAAATTTAATGTAGACTATGATGGCAATAATGTGGTGGTGAATTAAAACAGAAAAACCCTGGGGAGAAAATCCTCGGGGTAATTTTTTTTCGCACCACTGTAACTATTTCTTTATGTTGCAGAAAAAACATAAAGCTAAGCCTCTGGAGCGAAGCGGAGGGCAAACTTGAGGTAAGTAATATACTTCTGG